TGCAGTATCTCAACGATTCTCCTAATATTCTCACTTCACGTTTTGTTGGTATGGTCTACAAGCTGCCATACTTCTATCAATATGACATGCAGTTGATTGAAATTTTTGGTGGCGAATACAAAGACCTCGGCAAAAATAAGTACCAAGACAGAACAGATGTTTCCCTTACATTTATCGGCAAGGCTGATAATGGACAGAAGCGTTCTCGTCATTATGAATACTGGTTTAAGGATGACGCCGACACTCGTATTTTGCTAGAAGTAGAAAAGCATAATCCTGTCAGAAATCTTTGGGAGCATAGCATTCAATCTGGTAAACTCAATATCAGTACTCTTTTTGAAAAGAAGCGCAGAGACAATCTAGAATTTTATGTTGCTAAGGCTTGGACTATCAATGTCTGAAAAGATTGAACTTGAGGACCTTCAGAAGTTTATATCTGGATCTTTTTCCAGGTCCAATAAAGTTGAATTGTGTGACCGTTGCAAGGGATATGGTTTTTTTGAAAAAGACGAACTGACTGATTACCATAAGCGAGAGTACAGCACTTATCGTACTCCTTGTAGTAATTGTGAGGGCGATGGTAGAATGATTGTATCTACTGAACACATGTCATTCAATTTAGGTAATGACAAAGTTCAAAAGATGCCCTATATCTCGTTTAAAGAATTTGTTGACCCTCATGGATACGAAGACCGATGGTTCCGATATCGGTTAGATAGGACTGATCAGAATCTTGAAGCAAAGTACCCTGAACTTGCAGCGGTAAACTATGACAACTATGATAAGATGGTTGAGCATTATAGAACGCTAGAAACATTAAAGAAGGACTACAATGAGGGGTGATAAACTAAAGCTGCATATTGCAGAATTAAAGCATAAGCATCATAATTTAGAATTGGAACTAAATGATCTTGTATATCGTCACGGTGACGAGTTAAAAATCCAAGAGTTAAAGAAGCGTAAACTCAAATTAAAGGAAGAGATAACTCATTATGAACAGCAATTGGGACAGTGAACAATTTAAATTGTTCGTTTCTAAGTTTTTAACTGCATTAGGAGAAACAGCAAATCGTTGGTCAAGTGGAATCTTTCTACTAGTTAGAACCATTCTTGCTCTATTCAGTTTGATTGCAACAGTAGCGGTTGTCATTGTCTCCGCACAATGGTTCATCGCATCGTTCGGTATTATCATTTCAGTTTTGGTATTGGTGGTATCATCGTTTGCACTAACTGCGATTTCATCAATTTCCAAAGATAAACCACAATAAACGGTTGACATAGCTCCTACGATTTGCTATTGTTAATTATAGACAGAGAAAGGAGCATGTATGAAAAAAGGTGAACTACTCGGCAAAGTCCTAGTTCTCGCTACGAATGCTCACGCAGGTCAGTTTGACAGGGGCGGCAACCCTTACATTCTGCATCCGCTTAAGGTCATGCATTATCTCAAGACCGACGATGAAGAATTACAGTGTATGGCACTGCTTCACGATGTTGTTGAAGATACCAAAACTACTTGGAAAGACCTTGAAGCAATCGGCTGCACTGAACGTGTGATCAATGGTGTTAAGGCGCTCACTAAGCAGCCCGGTCAGACCTACGATGAATACAAGGAAGTAGTCTTTGCCAACGAGGACGCAATGCGTGTTAAGCTTTGTGATCTTCGTCACAACACTGATATCCGTCGTCTCAAGGGCGTCACACAGAAGGACATTGAGCGTATGGCAAAGTACAATCAGTTCTTTCTTGAAATTCAGGCTCGCTTGAACGGATAAAAATTTGCACCCGAGGTCATTTTTAGGTTGACTTCGGGTGCCCATTTTGTTATAAAGAATATATCAAGACAACACAGAGGAATTCATATGTCTCGCATTCTCATCAAGAACGGTGAATATCGCAACAATCCGGTCGTCAACAGCCAGTTTACGCTCGTTAAGGGTTTTCAGACTACTAAGAAGGGTTCGTTTGTTACTGTCAAGAATGACGGTGTGTTCCCCGTAAACATTGATGAAGTGCGTATCAAGGTCGATAGCCTTGACGATGTTGAATTTCTTGACGGTGATGCTACTCCGACTGAAACTGTTGCTGAAACTGATGAAGAAGCAATGGATCGTATTGCTAGTCGTTTTCAGATCCTTGACGAAATGAGCGCCGCTTGTATCAACAGTGATATTCGTGCGATGATTGTTTCGGGTCCTCCGGGCGTTGGTAAGTCGTTCGGTGTTGAACAGCAGCTTGAGAAGGCTTCTATGTTTGACAAGATTGCAGGCAAGAAGCTTCGTTACGAAGTTGTCAAGGGTGCTATGACTGCACTCGGTCTGTATGCCCAGCTGTATCGTTACAGTGACAAGAAGAACGTCCTCGTATTTGACGATTGCGACAGCGTGTTTGGTGATGAACTTGCTCTGAACATTCTCAAGGCTGCTCTTGATAGCGGTAAGCGTCGGCGCATTTGCTGGAACTCGGACTCGCGCCTGCTGCGTGACGAAGGTATCCCGAATAGCTTCAACTTCAATGGTTCTGCTATCTTTATCACGAACCTCAAGTTTGAGAACGTTCGTAGCAAGAAGTTGCAGGATCACCTTGAAGCCCTTGAAAGTCGTTGTCACTTCATTGACTTGACGATTGACACCCAGCGTGACAAGATGCTTCGTATTCGTCAGGTTGACCGTGACGCCGAAGGTGGCCTGTTCGCTGACTACAATTTTCAGAATGGTGAAGGCGCCGAAGTGCTTGACTTCATGCAGACCAATCAGAAGAAGCTTCGTGAAATGTCAATTCGTATGGCTCTCAAGCTTGCTGATCTTATCAAGATTTCCCCGCGTAACTGGAAGGCACTTGCTGAAAGCACTTGCATGAAGCGGGCATAAGGAGTAAAATGATGCTTAATAAGTTTATGCTTTTCTTTTGGATCTTGATGATCTTGTTTATGTTTGTTATGGGTTACGTAAACTTTGTAACAGGTAATATGCTTCTCTTCGGTATTAATGCTGTTACTGCGGTTCTTGCGAAGTTCAATGCATATTGGACCTTCAAGAATATTAAACAGTGAAGCTAACCCGCATCCCGTTAGACGTTAACAACCGCATGCTGCGAGTTGGGTTCGGTAAACACAACGGCAATTGGTTCGCTAGAATTGATTTATGGTTTTTTGGAATTAGAGTTAGTCAATAATATTTTCCTTCCATTAAACTTGACAGGGGCTTCGGTCCCTGTCTTTTTTCCAGAATGCTTGCATATAATACACACGGTGATATAGTAAAAATATGAATAACAAGGAACAACTACTTTATTTCTTCCTCAATGGTAAGGTAAGCTTGAGTCAGTATGACTACAAGTTTATGGCCAACCTGCAAACCATGATCCAGAACAAGAACAGGGTCACTAGTAATCAGGCTACGTTGTTTGATAATCTTATCAGCAAGTATAAGAAGCAGCTTACTAAAAACGGATTTGACAAGGACATTTTGAAGTCGTTGCCATGGAAGACAGAGATAGTTGAGAGTACGCCGGAATACACTGGAGCAACGGTTTCTCTGTACGGTGATGATCTTGTAATCAAGGTCCCTTTCAGTAAGCCGTTTATCAGTGCATTTAGGCAGGTGAAAAACAACAATTTTGAATGGGACAAAGATAGCAAGGTTTATCGCACCCCATTCAATACAGTCGCATTGAAGATTGCTAATACTGAACTAGACAAGTATTTCCCCACAGTTAGGTTTGATGATAATCTTAGTAATATTCTCAATGACATTTCAGCGTATGATGCAGAAGTCTACGATCCTACTTTATACGTGGTTAATGGAATACCCATCATTGTAGCCATCAACCACGTTTTGGCTGAATTGACTCAAAACGTAGAGTTGAAAGTTGATAGCAAAACGCTACATCAATTGACTATGATGGGCATCAATATTGATCCTTCAGTGTACCAGTCTGACCCTAGACTAGAGTTTGCAAGCAAGCATGTCTATGAAATGGAACTTGATCAGGTTGAGACTGCAATTTCGTGGATGAAAAGTTTGGGCTGTCAGAATATCATTGTAGGTAGAGGCTTAAGAACACATTTGAGTCAAGATTCATTGTATGAACTTATTGCCAAATATGGTATGCAACCGTTTGGTCCAATGAGTTTTGGTAAGCTGCCTGATGGGGTAAATATGATGATTCAGCACACTTCCAGTATAGATACTCGTAGCGCCTTCGCAGGTCAAATAAGTAAAACAGTCGTGCTTAAAGATAGCCGACCGATTGAGGTCAAATGAACGAAGCAAAAATCATAATTAAGGATGAAGTCAATGTAAAGATTGAAGGTCTTGAACTATCAGACCGTCGTGCATTGATGAAGAAGTTTGAGTACGAAAAGCCGGGGGCAAGATATTTGCCTTCGGTTCGTTTGGGTCGTTGGAATGGCAAGATTAGCTATTTCAGTCTTGCCGGTAGCACTTACCTCAATCTACTGGAAGATGTTATTACGTATCTATATGATAAAAACTATGACATTGAACTAATAGACAACAGGCAACAGCACGGTAAGTTAGAGTTTGATCTAATTCGTGAAGATAGCTTTGCGGATAAGGTATGGCCTGATAAGCATCCAAACGCTGGTCAGCCTATTATGCTACGAGACTATCAGGTTGAGATTGTAAATAACTTCTTACAGAACCCCCAGAGTTTACAGGAAGTCGCTACGGGCGCTGGCAAGACACTTATGACTGCTGCTCTATCTAAAAGCGTAGAGAAGTATGGCCGCAGTCTTGTAATCGTCCCTAACAAAAGCCTCGTTGTACAGACAGAAGCAGACTATATCAATTTAGGACTTGATGTTGGTGTTTACTTCGGTGATCGTAAAGATTATGGTAAGACACATACAATCTGTACGTGGCAATCATTGAACAACCTATTCAAGAACACCGCTGACGCAGGAGAAGAAAATCTTGATGAGTTTTTCTTTGAAGACATTGCCTGTGTTATGGTTGATGAGGTCCATATGGCTAAGGCAGATGTTCTCAAGACCATGCTTACTGGCGTGTTCAGCAACATTCCGATACGCTGGGGACTAACGGGAACGATTCCTAAGGCTGAAATGGACCGTGTATCGTTGCTCGTGTCACTTGGTCCCGTTATTGGTAAGTTGTCAGCGAGTGAACTACAAGATCGCGGCGTACTTGCACAATGCCACGTTAACATCGTCCAGCTTAAGGATAACGTAGAGTTTACTAACTATCAATCAGAGTTGAAGCATCTATTAGAAGATGAAAAGCGTCTTGATAGAATCGCAGAGCTTATTGAAAAGGTCAATGAGACCGGCAACACTCTTGTTCTCGTTGATAGAGTCAACGCAGGCAAAGAGATTGTCAGCCGATTGGGTGGTAACGCAGTGTTTGTTAATGGCGGCACTGGATTAACTGAAAGAAAGGCAGAATATGATGAAGTCGCTACTAGCGATGATAAAATCATTGTGGCAACATACGGAGTCGCAGCAGTGGGCATTAATATTCCTCGCATCTTTAACTTGGTTCTTATTGAGCCAGGTAAATCTTTTGTGAGAGTGATTCAGAGTATTGGTCGCGGAATTCGTAAAGCAGAAGACAAGGACTTCGTGCAGATTTGGGACGTTACAAGTTCTTGTAAGTTTGCAAAAAGACACTTGACACAACGCAAGGCTTTCTATAAAGAGGCCAACTACCCGTTCACTTTGGAGAAATTAGATTATTAATATGTTGACAATCATAACTAACCGTGCTAGTATTATATTATGCGAATTCTAACACTAGATAACGAGTTCTATAACCTAGAAACTCTCCCCGACGAAATTGATGATTTGCGCTTTGCTATTCTAGATAATAGTGTTCCAGCAAACGTAGACTATCACTATATTCCACTGATCTTCTTGGAATCATTCAATAGTCCTGCACTTGTATTAAAAGTAGCAGACAAAGTTATCAAGATGCCAATTGACTGGCAAGTATTGATTGGTGAAAAAGAACACGGTGACTTAGAAGCATTGCCGTTGAGTAGCTTGAATGATAGGGGATTCAATGTATTTGAGTTTAACCCACTAAGTTCATTCAGTCCTTCGTTCTTGCCCATTGAGATTGTAGATATCTATCCAGAAGTTACTTGGTACGCCCCAAGATTAAAGAACGGACAATTTTTATGTGTCCCTATTGATGATGGAGAAAAGCCTAGATGCATATACTTTGTTAAAGAAGTCAGTAGAAATTGTGAAGTTATAGATTATTCTTTGGTTTATTAAGGAGCATACAATGACCAATATTCTTGAATCATATAAAAAGAGCGCAAAGAAGAATAAAGAGGGTGATGTTATGGGAGTTATTCGCACGATGTTCCCTGACATTGAAGTTGAAACTTTTGTGAAGACTCGCAAGAGAAATATCAACAAGGTCAAGAAATGAAATTTTTAATAACCGGTCATAGCGGGTTCATTGGTCAGCACTTAGTTAATAGGCTTGCTGACAATAATGAAATTCACCTCTTAGAGAATGATCTAAGAGATTATGACGCAGTGAAAAACGAAGTTATTTCTGCGAATCCGGACATTATCATTCACTTGGCGGCAAGAACCGAAGTAGAAAAGTCGTTCTATGAGCAAATCACATTCAGTGAAATCAATTACGTTGGTACTGTAAATCTCATTGAAGCAGCACGAGAAGTATCAAATTTAAAGAATTTCGTGTTTGCGTCAACTGTTGAAGTATACGGTTGGCAACCGATCAGTGATTTAATCAAGGATGGAGTTGAAACTGAAATACCATGCTTTGATGAAGAAACAGTTGCTAATCCAAATGCACCGTATGCTGTTGCAAAGTACGGTTGTGAAAAGTATTTAGAGTATGCACATCGCAGCTATGGATTCCCATACACGATCATTCGTCAAACCAATGCATATGGACGTAAGGACAATGATTTCTTCGTTACTGAACAAATCATTACGCAAATGCTCAAGAATCCTAATGAAATCAATCTTGGTTATGATAAGCCATTTCGCAGCTTTATCTATATTGATGATTTGATGGATGCTTGGGAAACAGTAATTCGTAATCCTGATAAATGCATTGGGCAGTTATTCTGTTTAGGTCCTAATGACCCCATTCGCATCAGTGACTATGTAGATATGATTGCTAAGAAGATTGGTTGGAACGGTAAGGTAAACTGGGACACGAAGCCTGCTAGACCCGGAGAGATTTATCTTCTCAATACTAGTAATGAAAAGATTACTCGCATGACTGGATGGTATCCTAAAGTCTCGCTTAGTGATGGATTAGATCGCACTATTGAATTTTGGAGAACACATTTAAATGTCTAGTGGTCATCATACACATATAACACTCGGCCAGGCAAAGTATAACAGAACAATTGCCGGCACTCCCCCTAGTGCAGGTGTGTTTAGACTTGACACTGCTAGGACACGCAAGGTAAGAAAAGAGAAGGAAAAGAAGATGGGTTGGTTTAGAAAGAAGTTTAATAATTGGGTTCGTCAAGCTTGGGAAAGCGCACGGGAAGAAGAAGTGTATGCTACAGAAACGGTTCGTGCCCGTGACAGCCTCAGCGGCAAGTCCAGCATTCGTTTCACCATTTATGCAGCACAGGGCGGAAACATCATTGAATATTACAAGCAAGATCGCTATAAAGAACATGATGGTCCTGAACTTGTACTCGTTACGGGTGATCAAACTATTGGTCAGGCAGTTGAACATATTCTTACTATGGAAGCGTTGAAGTCGTAAATGGCTAAAGAGAAACTATCAGCGGACGAAAAGTTTGAGAAGGTTGAGTTTGACCTCTTTGATGCACTTGCGGCTATTGACCGCAAGGACTATTCGTATTATGATAGATTGACTCCTGAACAGCAAAAGAAGTTCGTGCCATTTATGATGATTCATTGGATCAGTGCAGTTAAAGGTAGTAAGGATATTCAATCATATTATCTGCAAAGCACTGACTATCACGCTAACAAGTACTTGTTCAACGAGAGTGTTCAGAAGCATCCTAAACTACAGTGGTTGATGTTGTGTGCTGCAAGCCCGGGTATAGGCAAACAGTTTCATCAATGGATTCCGCATATCCGTGAGCGTGTAAGTAAGCTTAAAGAAAGCCCAAAGCACAAAGAAATTAAGGACTATTACAAGAAGGTATATCCTAAAGCAAGTGACAGTGATCTTACCCTAATTACCGAGATATTTGTCATCAATCACAAGACAAAGATGTATCTTGCTAATAAGTTCCCCGAATTAAAGTTTGATGAGATTGAGTTGTTAAGTGACCTTATTACAGACGAAGATATCAAAGAGTACGAAGAAGCCTTCGGTAACTAAGACAGAATTCCAATGCGAATTCTGTAATAGATATTTTCAGAAGGAAACAACCATGATGAGCCATCTGTGCGAGACAAAGCGCAGGTGGCAAGACCGCGACATGCCAGGCAATCGCATTGGCTTTCAGTCTTGGCTTGAGTTCTACAAAAGAAACACTGCAAGCAAGAAGCAAAAAACATATCAGGACTTTGCTAAGAGCGCATACTATATTGCCTTCGTGAAGTTTGGTCATTACTGTGTTGATATCAAGTGTATCAATATCAATCGCTATGCTGATTGGCTGTTAAAGAACAATGTAAAGATTGACAACTGGTGCAGCGATAGCAACTATGACAAATTTTTGATTGATTATCTTAGACAGGAAGACCCGCTGGACGCTATTGCTCGTAGTATTGAGACTACGATTGAACACGCCAAAGCTGAAAAGATACAGAGCAAAGACTATCTACGCTATGGTAACAGAAATCGCATCTGTAGCTTGATTGTCAATGGCAAGATTAGTCCTTGGATGCTGTATCATAGCGAAAGTGGAATTGAGTTGCTTGAAAATCTTGACGTTACGCAGCAAAAAATGGTGCTTGAATATATTAATCCTGAGAAATGGGCATTGAAGTTTCATCGTAGCACTGACGGAGTTAGTCAAGTCAAAGAATTGCTTAGTGCTGGAGGGTACTAATGCAGCAGTGTGTTTATATGGACGACAAGCTATTTGACGAGTGGACATATCAATTAATTGATAAGGCATATGACTGGAAAGAGCTTGGAATTTCAAATGAATATGTCAATCAAATATCAGAGCCTGAGTATGGCCTAAGGTTGATAAATTGGAGAGACAAAGAATTTGAAATAGTGGATGAACACAAGTATACTGTTTTTCTATTGAGGTACCGATAATGACAATATTCGGTTCATGTACAGTATTGATTTCTGATCCTGTAAATCCTGAGGAACTAGAAGAATGGTGCCGCAATAACCCTAACTTCGTGAATGTAGTTGCTACTGATGTTTC